ATCACTTACTATGAAATGGGTGTAATTTCAGAAATTGAATTTATTGAAGATGTTAGAAAAATAGTCAAAAAATATGAAGAGGTAAAAGATACTTCCGCACTTCTTCCATAATTGGCTATAACAGCATCCACAATTTTTAGAACCCAAACAATTAGCCCCAGCCTTGGGGCTTTTTGTATTTTGTTATTACCTTTGAATAGCAAACAACTTATGAAAGGTTACCTACTTTTTCTATCAGGGAATTCAAGCTACGGCCAATGGGCGAAAAACATGGTCAATTCCATTGCCCATTTTAGCCCCGAAATACCGATTGCGATTGTAGGGGATATTAACCTTTTGCCCGAACGGGAACGCAAGCACGTTGCCCATGCTGTGCAGATTGACCCCGCAGATTTGAACGATGCGACTGGGCGAATTGCACCGGGTAAGTTCAAACTACACCTTGATAAATACACCCCATTCGATGAAACGATGTACCTTGATTGCGATGGCGTGGCTATACAAGAACTGCACTCCCTATGGGAGCGTTGCCTTGGTTTTGATTTTGCTACGCAAGTGGTTTCGCAAACCGACCTAACTAACGATTCATGGCCTTGCCTTTGGCTGACGCTGGACAAAGTTCGCAAAGAATTTGAACTGCCTGAAACGGGAGTGCTGCCCGAAATCAATTCATCAATACTGTACTGGAAAAATACACCCAAGGCCGCAGAGGTTTGGGCGAATGCCAAGGCGAACTATAAAGAGCATTTAGCCACGAAGCATTGGGGGCATTCATTCCCCGATGAATTGGCTTTTAATGTGGCCCTTTGCCAAGCAAACGTAAACCCTGACCTTGGCATCGCACCCGTGCAATTCAAGGCCAAGACACCCGACTTTGCCGAACTGAAACGCAATCACTACTTTGTGGGTTGTTATGGGCAATATAGCACCGATGCACGAAAAACCTATGACCTTTACGATAGGGTTGTTGCCTATATTGAAAAGCAAATGTATGGCAGCGTAACAGCCGCCAAAGCCCACCATTTAATGAAAGCCAAGTTTGCGGTAAGCAAGCCAGTTCGCAATGTTGAAAAGCCCGATGTTCGCAAGATTCATTTCGATGCGATTGAGGCAAAGCTGCAACCCGAACTTGAACTTATACCCTACCATTCTGCGGCAATCAAACCTTTCACAAACGCATTCAACGGTACATTGGTTGGCAACCTATACGCTACACGGTTGGATAAGTTCCCTTGGTTTAGGGATAGGAAAATAGCGGTTTGGGATTGGAACGGGGGCAAGCCAACAAACGGCCGCATCATTCCCTTTGTTACCGAGAACGGCCACGCCGAAGACCCACGGGGTTTTGAATTTAACGGGCGGCCAGCGTTGGTGTTTACCGATGGCCACAAAATGTACTTTGGTTACATTGATACTGCCGAATGTTGGCAGATGAAACCCCCAGCAAGTAAACCAAAAGACCACGATGGCCGAGAAAAGAACTGGTCGCCGTTTGTTTACGATGGGCGGCTTCACGTGCTTTATGCCCCGGGCCATGTGGTTGAGTATAACCTTGGCGAACCGACCTTGGAATACCAAACCGAAACACCTACCTTGAAACGGGGGCATATCAGGGGCGGCACACAACTGGTTAAGTATGGCGGAAAACTATACACCATCTTTCACGTGCGGCAGAAGGTGAACGCTATCAATTTATACTGGGCAGGTTTAATGGAGTTGGAGGCCAAGCCACCGTTTAAGGCTTTGCGATGGAGTAGAACACCGCTTTGGAAAGCGACCTTTGTGAACAATAAGGACATACCCGAAACCCCCCATACTTGGCTCAATCCGATGCTGGATTTGGTAACTTTCCCAAGTCATTTGGAGATTGACAAAAAGGGTAATTGCCTGATTTTGGCGGGGCATCACGATTGCACCGATGCGGTCATTAGGTTGCCGCTAAACGAAATGTTGAAACACATAGAATAGTTTGCGTATTTTTGTGAAAACAGCCCCAACAAATGGCAGACATTTATAGCCTAATTGACCACGCCGCCAAGGCAATCCGCAAAAAACGGAATGTTGTTGGCATGCCCAGTAAGTACGACAAGAAATTCCAAACGGAAAGCTACTACGAAGGCCTGCCCGAGTTCAACGAAATATACGCCGAAACAATTCGGGAACATAATGCGGTGGCAGTTCACGCTGAGGCCGACCAGTTCCCCTACGAAATTCTGCGGTCAAAAGCACCAAACCAACAGGCCGAGGAATGGGAATACCAAAAAGGGCTTTATGAACCGACAACCAACACCGAATGGAATCGGGCCCTGAACCGAACCAAGGCGGTTGCCAACAGCCAAAACTATTCTATTGAATGGCCTAACCCTGAGCAGAAGGAGTATTTTTATGGGCTTTACCCCGAATACTATTCTATTGAGGCGTTCTTTTTCGACATCGTTCGGGAACGCAAAATAAACTACCCAAACCAATTGCTTGTGGTTTGCCCTGACTACATGCCCATGAAAACGGTTACAGGGGAAGATGGCGAAGAATACGATATTGTTGATCAGTCGGAACTGATTGCCCCAATTGCCAAAATTTACGATGAAAAATACGTTGCGGGTTACAGGGCAAACGAGTACGCCCTGATTTGGAACGGGAAGGACAGCGACAAAATGACCTTTAAATACATCGACAAGCAAGGCATTTTCGAGGCATTTGTAAACGGCAAAGATGACAAAGGAAACCTGACCTTTGAGGTAGTTGAAACTTTTAGGCATGCATACGGTTACCTACCCGCTTGGAAACTTGGTGGAAAACCCGCCATGCATGATAATGAGGTGTTCTATCGTTCATCGTTTAGCGATGCAATCCCGCATTTGAACACCGTTGTACGGTTGGAAAGCAACTTAATGATGTCAACGTACAGGTTGGCGTTCCCAATTATCATTGCCGTTGTTGATAGATGCGATGCCGCTGGCTGCGAAGGTGGCCAAGTATGGACTGCAGACCAAGGCAAGTACACCACGTGCGGCAAATGTAACGGCTCAGGCAAGAACCTGAACCATTCCCCAACGGGCATTTATGAGGTAGCTGCCACAACCCGAATGGGCGAAGCAAACACCTTGGCTATGTCCCCGCCTGTTCAGTTTGCAGCACCGCCAAGCGAAATTCTAAAGTACACCAGCGAGCAAATCGAAAGCCGCAGACGTTCGGCCTTTGGTATGTTCTTTGAGCCTGAGCAAGCAAATTCAGCAACCGCCACGGGCAAGCAAATTGAAAAGGAAGAATGGCAAACATTCATGGTGCAGTTTGCCCGTGAACTTTTCGCCCTTATGGACATGAGCATTGAGGCAATCGGCCACATGAGGTACGGCAACGCATTTGAAAAGCCCAGCATTCAAGTACCGACTTCGTTCAACTTTAGAACCTACGAGGATATCACAAGCGAAATCGGAACGGCCAAAGAACAATCGATGCCCGATTCGGCATTGGCTTCGCTGCTTTACCAATACGTTGGCACACGATTCAACGCATCGCCGAAAGTTGAGCAAATGATAAAGCTGCAGATTAAACTTGACCGCCTTTGGTCAAAAGATGACATCACAGTACGGGGCATGCTTGGCAGCACCGCAACTGAGGCCGAGGTCATTTTGCATAGTTCGTTTGTAACAATACTGAACCAAGCCTACGAAGAAAACGAAAACTTCGACAACCTTTCAACCGCAGAACAGCGGGCGATTCTACTTGGCATCGCCTTGACTATTGCCGAACCATTCATGCCGAAGCAAGTCGATGGCCAGTCAATTTTGGCGGGCACAGAACTGAGCAAAACGGTTGGTGGCCTGACCGGGTTTATTGAGGTTGCCAAGGCCGTTGCATCAGGTGTTTATGACCTTGACGCTGCAATTGCATTTGTTACACGCATGTACGGCATAAGCGAAGAACAAGCCCGCAGAGAACTTGGCACACCACAGCCACCGGCCACACCCGATTAATTAACTTTAATTTAAACCAAACCCTTGCAATATGCAAACAACAACCAATGACAACTACACGTTTATTCGTGTAGCCAAACACCAAGCCGAGCGGACTCACAATCCGGGCAAACCCGCCAACTTCGGGCGTAAACTTGAAATCCCCAAACGGGCATGGCCGAAGCCTGCCGAAATGAAAGCCAAATTTGGGGCATTAGGCTACATGCTGGAAGAAGATTGGGAAGCCAAAAACTTCAGCGGCTACGGGATAGACCAAAAGTTTATCGACCAAGGTGCCCATCAAAATGCCATGCTTGCAAACCTTGAAAACAGGTTGACCGACGCAGAGCAAAAAGAGGCCGAACTTCAGGCGAAAATTGCCGAACTGGAGGCACAATTAAATTCAAGCAAACAAACACGCAAACAACAAACAAATGGAAATCAATAAGGAAATCTTTGAAAAGCTGACTGGCATACAGGTTGCCGAGGGGGCAAACGAGGACACGATTCGCACCGCATTAGGCGAACGGTTCATTGACCGAGAAACCCATCTAAAGGAAATCAACGCCACCTTTGGCAAGGCAAGAGGCACAGCCGAAAATAAGCTAAAGGCAATTGTCGGCGAGGACGGAAAAGGCAAAACCTTTGATGAACTGGTTGAACTGGTTCCCAGCAAAATCGCAGCCCTAAACGATGAACTTCAAAAGGCAATCGAAGCGGGCAAGTCAAACCCCGACATTGAGCAAATCAAAAAAGAACGCGATCAGTTAAGGGAAATGACCGAGCAATCCAAGGCAAAGGAACTGGAATATCAAGAGGCAATCAAGAACGCCCAAACCGATGCTGAGGAACGCCTGAACAAAATGCAAACCGATGCCGAGGTTAAGCGTGCATTCGATGCCGCTAACTGGATTGATGATGCCGATGAAATTGTGAAAGAGGGCGTATGGCTAACCAAACTGGAGAATAAATACATCTTCAAAAAGGAAAACGGCAAATTGCTTGTTTACGACAAAGACAACAACATCGTAACAGGCGGCACAACTTCGCAGCTAACCGCAGAGCAATTGTTTGAAAGCACCTTAAAAGAGGTTAAGCGGTTCAAGGTAAACAACGGAGGCCAAGGCACACCGCAGCGTCAAAGCAACGCACCCGCTGGCAAAGAAATGAACCCAGCGGTCGCCGCAGCGAAAGAGGCGTGGCTTGCAAAGGCAAGGTCGCAAGGTATCAAAATCTAAACGGCCTGAACGTATTAAACAGCCCTACTTCGGTGGGGCTTTTTTATGCCCGTTCGGCAACTTCATGCCCTTGGGGGTTTTCTTTTCGAATTCAGCAGCCAATTTTGGGTTGGTTGCGTACAAGAATTTTCGCTGGGCTTCACTTTTGAACGGCATGGCGGTAGTTTTACCCCATTATAGCGTTTTTCGGGCAATCCGCATAATTTTATCGTAATTCACATCATGCACCGTGGCCGCTTCGGTTGCCGCTTCAAAGCGATTAACTGAACCTTTAAGCAGTTCACGGTACATCAGGACCGCAAAGTACATTCGGTTGCTGTATTGGGCTTTAATGGAATTGTGATGGGCACGTGGGGCACATTGGTAGTTCGTAATGGGTTCGGAAATCGCAACCGTGCGTCTTTTGTATTCAATATCCCGCAAAACAATGGGGCTACTTTGGTAATTTTCTTCGCTCATAGTGTTTTTTTGGGCAAATATGCGAAAAAATACCATTCACTTCGCCAAACACTACTTAATTTTGTAATAGTCGGCAGCCCAGCCGAACCTAAATCGGGCATAGTCGGGTAATTTCGCCCCCGAAACACGGCGAAAACAAACAAATGACAAACTAAACTTAAAAACTATGTCAGCTTTATCATCTTTTATAGCTTGCCCTAACGTGCAGCTATCCTTGTTCGATTCCTTCGGGTACGACAACCTGAAAGCCGAGCCTTTGCCTTTGCTTTCTTTCATTCTTTCTGCCCAAAACCGCAGCGAGGTTATTCAAAATCAAATCAACTTTCGCGACCACGGCCGCAAAACAGTTGAAGTGGTTTACGGACAGCGTTTCTTGGAATCAATGGTTCAAGACGGAGGCCGAGTTACTTGCGGAACTTTTGCCAACGATGGCGAAACTTCTGTTTTGTATTCGCTAAGCCCTTCCGATGGTTACCACGTTGGTTTCAAATTGACCGCTTCTGAATTGGAAGAACGTTGCGAGCAGGATTCTGCGTACATCGCACGTGAAATCTTCAAAATGATGGACGTGCTAACCCGCAAAGTTGCGACAAACGCTGCCATTCAGCTTGTAGCAAACAGCGGCAACTTCGCTTCCGATGTCGATGCTGGTAGCCCCGCTGGTACTTCAACCTTCAAATCGACTACTACCTTCACCAGTAACGTTCCACAAACTACCGCCGTTGAGGATATTGCTTTCCAAAACATGGCCAACGATTTCACCCAAATGCCTTTCGTGTTTGGTGGCGAAAAATGGTGGAAGTACATCAAGGCATTGAATGCAATTGCCCCCGGTGCGTTTAACGATGGCGGTGTATCTGCTTCGTTGTATGCTTCACAGGCTGGTGTAACTTTTGGTTACGACCGCCGCATCCAATTGAATAGCGGAAATGCCCTGAACGCATTGGCCGTTATTCCCGGAGCCGTTCAAATGATTTCGTTCAACGAATTCAAAGGCATCTTGGAAATGAACGACAGCACTTTGGTACAGGGTACTTTACAGCACCCCGACCCAGCGTTGCCATTGACCTTTGACTACCGTGCCGAGTACACTTGTAACGGTGCTGACCAAAAGGTTTGGAACTTCGAGATTTCGCTAAACCACGATTTCATCTTCTTGCCTGCCGATATGTATCAGGCTGGCGACAGATTGGAAGGTGTTAACGGAATCCTGACCTTCCGCTCGAACTAATCCATAGCGGATTCACAAATACAGGGGGGCGAAATGCCCCCCTTATTTTAAACCCCATGAAATACAAACCAAAACCCAAGCCAAGTTCCCGCCCGGGAGGGGGTTGCAAACCCTGTGGCCGATAAACTTTTGCTATGCCGACAACTTGCCTTACCGACCTGATATTTGTGCCCGATGGCTGCACCGCCTTACCAAGCGGCAAAACTTCGCTTTCACAATTGCCGGGCTTCGACATTAACCATGCCGACTACCTAAACGACAGCCAGCAATTAAGCGGCTACGAGGTTATGCAAGATGCAGTTAACAGGGCAAGCGATAAAATTGTGAGCGACTTTCGTTCGCACATGGACATCAAAGGCCGTTTCGCTTCGGTAGTTGACAAAGGTACAATTGGCTTCTACGATGAAAACAAAGTTACCGATGCAGTAAAAGCTGGGCAATATGCTGGCCTTGAAATACTGGTAAGCGACTATCCATATTTGAAATTCAACCTAAACAGCGTTTCGGTGTTCTTTGCTTCAGGCATTACCGACAACCTTTACATCATTGACGTTATTCAGGGCAGAATTATTGACACAATACCTTTCACTTCGGTGGCTGGGCAAATAACAAACGTGCTGATCAACAAGACCTACCCGACAAACGGCCAAGACCTTCATTTGATGGTTGCCGTTGACGCTGGGCTTTCGGTTGCGTTCGATACTTGGATAAACCCAACCAACTGTGCAAGCTGTTCCAAAGGTCGCCGTTCACGCTTCAGCGACTTGCTGTTTACAAGGGCCGTGAAGACAAGCAAAACGGGAAGCCTAACCGATACCGCACTTGTTGGCATTGGTTACACCCACGGCGTATCGTTAAACTATTCAATTGAATGCGATGATAACACGTGGCTGTGCCAGTTCAGCAACCGACTACGAAGGGCCATGCTATATGCCAGCGGCGTTGAATTGATGGATGAGGTTCTTTTTAGCGACCGCCTGAACAATGTTACCACGATAAACAAAGAGGACGCAAACGAAAAGCGAAGCCTTTATGTGCAGTACTACAACATCGAACTGCAACAACTGTTGGTAAACCTTCGCCTACCGAATGACCGATGCTATTCTTGCACCCCAATGGTGGTTAACCGTGTAAATATCCCGTAATGAAATCTACTTTTGCCTACATATCAGCGTCAGTACTTGCTTTTTTTGCCCCCGTGGCTGGCATAATGATTGCAATCGGGGCCTTTATTGCCCTTGATACTTTGCTTGGCGTTATGGCGGCACAAAAAATGGGCGAGAAAATCGAAAGCAAAAAACTGAGCAAGGTTGTTTGGAAAATGCTGATGTATCAAGCGGTAACCATTTCGTTTTTTATCATGGACGTTTTCATCGTTGGCGACCTTCTTGGCACGTTAATCAACACCCCATACGTATTAACCAAGACGGTAGGGGTTGCGTTGATTGCCATTGAGTTTAAAAGCATAGATGAAAACATCGAGAAAATGACTGGCACAACCCTACTTAAACGCCTGTACGATTTAATCGCCAAGGGCAAAGATATTGCAAGCAAAATCAAGTAATTAACCCCGTTGTTTGCTGAATTGCCCTGACGAAAGTTGGGGCTTTTCTTTTTGTGCCAAGTGTTAAAAAGTGTTAACGCTGGGGTTTCGTATTGTTTAAAAGTTTACTATTGCAGAACAAATTTAAACGCTATGCAAATTGCAATTCAATGGGCCTTGCCCGACCGCTGTTCCCACATTCGCAAGCTAAACATTTGGCTTGATGAACAAAAAATCAACCGCCTGAAACATTACGAAGCCGATGCCGAAATGACCGACTGGCTTTTAATGATATGGGCGAAAAACCATATCAGGGCTAAATACAACACAGGCAATGCCGACCCGATTCTACTAAACTGCCAAATACTAAACCAATGATTCTAATCAAACTTTTAGCCGCTATTATAATGATTGAAAGCGGCGGCAATGACCTTGCATACAACAAACGTGAAGACGCTTGCGGCTGCTTGCAGATTCGCCCGATAATGGTTGCCGAGTTTAACCGCATCGGCATACCGTTTACTTTAGATGATAGGTGGAACTGCGGCAAATCAATGAAAGCGTTTGATATGTGGGTACTTACCAACCGCTACGCAAACGCCGAGGTTATCGCCCGCAAATGGAACGGCGGGCCGAACGGACACAAAAAGGCATCTACCCTTAAATACTGGAAAAAAGTAAAACAACAACTACAAACAAACAAACCAAGATGAAAACACTTACATGGGCGGACTTCGCCAAACACGAACCATGCGACAACCCCGCCGAAAAGTACGGCGATTGGGAGGGCACTATTTTAGACCTTATGCAACACCCTGAGATTCCAGCTAAAGACAAAGTTTGGGCATTTACAAGGGAAGGCATTGTGAACGATAAAATCCTTCGTTTATTTGCTGTTGGCTGTGCAAGAAAGGTGCAACACCTTATGAAAGACCAACGAAGTATCGATGCCATTAACGTTGCCGAAAGGTACGCAAATGGCAACGCAACAGAAGATGAACTGGCTGCGGCACGGAAAGTGGCATGGGCTGCGGCAGGGAAAGCGGCACGGGCTGCGGCACGGGCAGCGGCATGGGGAGCGGCATGGGGAGCGGCAGAGGCAGCGGCAGATGCATCGGCATGGGAGGCGGCACGGGCAGCGGTAAGGGATGCGGCATGGGAAGCCCAAGTTGAAATTGCTATTGAACTTTTAAACAAACCAAGATGAAGTACGAAATCAGAGAAAGTCCATCAACAGGCGGCGGCAAAATCCAAGTAATTGCAAAGCCCGAAAAGGGCAAACCATTCATCGCCGCATCGCTTCGCTGGGTTAGTGGCATATTGCCCCAAGAAACCATAATGCGGCAAGCAGTCAAAATCGTTGAAAACTTTGTAAACTTTAATAACCAATAAAACCAAACAACCATGCAAATCTATCAAAGCATCGCCAACATTATGACCGAGGTTTCGGCCATTGGCAAGAACAACAAAAACGCCCAGCAGGGGTACAACTTTAGAGGCATCGATGACCTTTACAACGCTATTCACCCGCTATTCGCCCGCAACGGCGTATTCATTACAAGCGATGTGGTCAGCAACAACCGGGAAGAACGCACAACGGCCAAAGGCGGCTTGCTACTTTACACCATTCTTCGGGTTAAGTTCACGTTCTACGCAATAGACGGCAGCAGCGTGTTTTCAATCGTTGAGGGCGAGGCCATGGACAGCGGCGACAAGTCAACCAACAAAGCCATGTCAGCAGCTTTAAAGTACGCACTTATGCAAATGCTACTTATACCTACCGAGGAGTTGAAAGATGCGGATAAGGACACCTATTCAGTTGCCGCCAAGGTGCAGCAGCCTATTGCATTCTTAAGCCTGCCTACAAAGATGCAAGACCTTTGCAATCAGTTGTTCGACATTTCCGAACAACTGCCCGAAGTTAGCCGAGCCAAGGCAAACCCTTTCAACGATGGCGAGTGCATCAACGTAAAGGCGTGGGCAAACAGCCAAGCAACAGTTGAAAAGGCAATTGCAATCTATTCAAAACAAATCGGCAATGAAGGAGTTTAAAGCACGCTGTTCTGCCATTGGTCAAATTATGGCCAATGGCAGGGGGAAGGATACGGCCGGGGCAACTTGCTACGGCTACCTTCAGGATTGGGTTGTCGAGCAACTTTTCGGAGTACGCCGCCAACTTGACACAAAGCCGATGGCAAAGGGCCGGGCGGTTGAAGATGCCGCCATCGAGTTCGCTGGGGCCCACCTTGGCTGGTTCATGCCTGAAAAAAACGAGCGGTTCTTTGAAAATGATTGGCTAACTGGCACGCCCGACATCGTAGAGGGTACAAGCATAGTTGACATTAAAAGTAGCTGGGACGCTTTTACCTTCCCTTTGTGGGATTCTAAACCGCCGCTGGGGTATGTCTACCAGTTGCAAGGTTATATGGCCTTAACGGGCCTTAAAAACGCCCAACTGGTTTACGTGCTTATGCCAACCCCTGAAGAAATATGCGGCGAGGTGCAAAGCTATGATCACGTGCCAGCAAAATACCGCATTAAGGCCTACGAAATAAAGCGGGACGATGTGCTAATCGAGGCCATTTACGACAGGGTACAAATGTGCCGCAATATTATTGAAGTTGAACTATTAACAAAACTGAAATGACACGACATTTTAAACGCTATTTGAACCGCAAAGACGTTAATTTATTAGAAGTCAAGGCATACATTGACCGAATTTTATCTAAAAGAATTGTGGCTAATGTAAAATATCCCATCAAGCCCAAATACGAAGAAACCGTACTAAGGGAAATGGCCGCATATTGGGGAGTGCCGATCGAAACCGCACTTACAAAGCGAAGATTTACAGAACAAATAAATTGTAAACACGCTTTTCGGTTTGCTCTCAGGGCTGTTACTGGAATGAAAATGGAGAAAATTGGGGCTTTGCTTAACTGCGATCATGCCAGCGTTAGCCACAGCATAAAATTTGTAAACAATACAAAAATCGGGGACAAGGAGTATTATAGCAAATGTCTTCAACTTGCAGAGCATCTGCGTATGGTATTGATTGAGTTGGAATTAAACGAAAATCAGCCTACCTTGCACGAAATACCTTGCGACATTTTCTTTCACAATTAACAACAAACACAATGACAAAAACAGAATTAGAAAAACTTGGCTTTCAGCACCTAAACGGCGTGAACTGGGGCTTGCTTATCAAACCAATTTACCTTGGGGCCCCGCTTATTATTCGGGCATCAACTACGGGGGTTTTGGCCACCATTAGCCTTGCAATCAAGGAAGGGGATGAACCCAAAGAACTGCCCATCGGCAATTGTGCGAACCGATATGCCGATTTGAAACACCTGATATCTTGGTGCGGCATGTCGGGGGCCGACATCGGCACGTATATCGTGGAAAAGTTGATTACCGAACGCAAGCAAAAGAAAAAATAAGTACCTTTAACCCATAACCATTTAACCATTTAACCATGTTACAAATTCAATTGATTGGCCGTATTGGCAAAGACGCCGAGTTGGTCGGCAAAAACAAAGACATTGCAACCTTTTCGGTAGCGGTCGGCAAAGGCGAAGAAACCCAATGGTTTCGCTGTGCCCTGTTCGGCAAGAACAACCAGCCTGCTGGGGTTGCCAAGTTCTTGAGCAAAGGCACTCAGGTGTACATTAGCGGCCGCCCTGTTCTTGACGTTTACAAAGACAAAGAGGGCAACGATAAAATTGGCACAGACATCAAGGTGCTGGTTAACCAAGTCGAACTGCTTGGCGGCACACGAACCGAATCAGGCGGTAACCATTTGCCACAAGTCGCAGAAATTGATGGCGATGCTTTGCCATTCTAAGATAGTGTGTTAGTGTTAAGGGAGGCCCAGCAGCGATGTTGGGCTTTTTTTATGCCGCCGAATGTCGCCAAGTGTTAAAAAGTGTTAAAGCGAATTTTGGTATTGATATTCTTTTTACTATTGCAGTACACTAATTCAAATACCATGATTTACGCAAACCACCTTTACAACTTGGCAAAAAGCGAACCAAGAATTTCAATGGCCGAAATCGAAGCCGCCTGCATTGACAAAGCCAAGCAAGGCGAAATGTACTGCTGGGTACGCAAACCAATTGCCAATGAAGATATTCAAAGGCTAAGAATGAACGGCTTTAAGGTCGTAATTTATGACAAAGCAATTTACCACATTGACTGGTCAAACCCTACTAACCTTTAATACCAAACATCATGACAAACATCGTTCAATGCAAGGATATACCAGATGAGCTAATATTGCAATTTTTGCTAAAGGCAAAAGGCAATCTTTGTAGCTGGTATTCTGTACGAAATTCAATGCCTGAAAACAAAGCAATCTTTTTTGCACCTAAGAAATTAATTTTAGCTAAAATGAGCCAGCTTATTAAAAAGGGCTTAATAAATGGTTGCACTTGCGGTTGTAGGGGCGATTTTGAAATAACACCCAAAGGCGAAGAATATCTATCCATTAACATTTAATTTTTAACCCTTAATACACAAAACCATGAAACATTACTTTACACTTGGCTACCGCTTTCAAGATGAATGCTTTGCTTTTTACGGCGAATGCACGAACGAAATGACCGTTGAAGAAACCGACCTACGCCGCAGATCAAACATCGCTGTGGTTGGCATTGACTTTGACCTTATGCTGCATTTAACGAACCCTGACAAGGACAATGTGCGGCCAACCAAGGCAAGCATATCAAACCAACCGTACCTTGATAGCATTGAAGGTGGCAATACGTATTTTGCTTACCTGAACCGATACCTGAACGATGACAATGACTTTGTGATCAGCTGGGAATTTGAAAGCCCCAGCACCTTGCTTTTCATTTACAACGATGAATCGGGCTGGAGCGTAGAATACCAACACGATGAACCGCTATTTGCAATGGACGGCTTCTTGCACGAAATTGTGAACATCGCCAATACCCTTTCGTTCAAGGAGGGCTACGAGTACATTAAAACTTCACGCAGCGGCATTCATGTAATGGCTGAATTTCTTGCACCATTAATGTAATGTTAGTTTTAATTTGTATTTTTGTAAAGGCACTAACAAGCCGATGATAGGTAAAAACAAAATTTAACCGAGCCGTTTGTTCGGGGGTAGCGTGAGAAAGGAGGCCCACCTTGGCCAATTGTTAGCCTTACTTACCGCCCCCGCACAAATGGCTTTTTTATTAAGATATGAAACAACTACCTTGGTTCAAATTTAGCCCAGCCGACTGGATGATGGGCAGAATATCCCGCCAATCTTGCGAGGTTCAGGTGGCATTTTTGCGGCTATGCTGCATCTATTGGAATGCCGAATGCGAGATGACAGTTGAACACGCCGAGTTGGAATGCGATGGCTATTTCGACCGCCTTGTGGCCCTGAAAATGGTTGAGGTTATTGGCGATAAAATTGGCATTAAATTTCTTACCATTCAGTACATTGAAGGTAGCGAAAAGCGGCAAAAAATGTCCAACGCTGGCAAGGCATCTGCCCAACAAAAGCTTAACGAACGTTCAACGAATGTTCAACAAACGTTCAACGAATGTTCAATAGAGAAGAGTAAGAGTAGAGAAGAGAAGAGTAGAATAAGAGTAGATAAAGAGAGTAAGGGCACATACACACGTGAAAACTTTATTGATGATTTACTGGGCGAATTCAAAACCGATGCCGATTTGCGAAGCGTAACGAAAACATGGCTTCAAAAGAAAAAGGTAATTACCGAAAAGTCGATGCAAATTTCAAAGGCCGAAATACAAGGGCATAACAAAAGCGAAATGTATGCAGCGATAATGGCCGCAGCCGACAAAGGTTGGGCACAGCTATACAGCCGAAAAGATAAGCAAGGCAAAGGCACATCAACAAGTTTACCTGCTGGTAAGCCTTGGTTAGACCCAGCAACCATAGCCGCAGCCAAGGCGAGTGCCGAGCGGCTTAAGAAACTTGAAAACCGAAGCGAGGGCGTAACACAATTTTAAGCAGCAAAAATGGAACAGCATAAATTGAACCCAGCGTTAAAAACAGATAGCTTTTCTTTTCTTGAATGTTCTTGGGAAAGCGTAAAGCATTTGTTTCTTGCTTACCATTACCTTAAAACAATGCCAGCAGGAATAATGGCAGTTTATGGATTGTTCGATGAAAGGGAATTGGGCAAAGCGGTAGGAGGGGCTGTTTTTTGTAACGGCAGAATACAATACGATGGAAGGCTTTTAGAGTTTAGCAGAATGTGGATAAGCGACCATTACGGCACAAATACAGAAAGTTGGTTTATGGCCAAATGCCTAAAAGCACTTAACAAGAAATTCCCAACTCATGAAGGAGTTGTAACATGGGCAGATTGCAATATCGGGCATAACGGTACAATTTATTTGGCAGCAAATTTCGTATATGATGGGGAAAGCAGAACGGTTAAAAAGTTCTTAGGCAAAAACAAAAAGGTTATTTACGAAAGAACATCAACTTCATCCGACATTTGCATTGGCAAAGAAATGCCCAAAAAAAGATTTATATACTATTTTGATTCTAAAATACGTGAACAAAAAAAGCAGCAACCTAAAACACAAAAACCTTAATTTTACTTTACCGCTATGAAACTAACACTACACGAAACAACACTTGACCGCCGTGCAATTGAACTTGCAAACGTGGTATTCAGCCCCGACAAAATGCGGCTAACAAAAGAACGTGCCGCCGCAGTTCGGCAGCTTTGCACCGCCTTTCAAAATGGCACACCGTTCTTCTTAACGGGCGATACAGGGACAGGTAAAACGATATACACCAAATTGTTTTTGGCCGCCCAGCCCGATAAGAAATTCGTTTACTACAATATGCGGCACTTGTTTCGGGAGTATGCGGCAATGAAAAACCCCGATGAATTCATCTTGGCGTTTATTCAAAAGACCCGGTACACGGCTTTAATTCTTGATGACGTGGGCAGCGACGAAGCGGTTGGTGCATACGGCAGGGCGAATACCATTCTTTACGATATTATCGAAAGCCGAATGGAAAGCAACCACCTGACAGGCATAATTTCAAACAACACCTTGTCCCAAATTTTGGCAAGGTTCGGGACGGACGGCCAGCCCGATGCACGGTTAACTTCACGCCTTAAAAAATGGGAAACCATTATCATGCCCGGCGATGACAACCGGGGCGTTTTCGATATATTGCCTTTTGCCCAATGGCCGCAAACCCAACTGCCAGCCGATGTCGAATTGCCAGCGATACCATGCCCTGAGCATCTTCGTGAAAGCATATACGAAAAGTTGGGCATCATTGCCAACAAGGTAGTTGATGCACCGCCCAGCAAAGCCGATGAACTTCGTAAAGCGTTTTGGGGCAATTCGGTAAAGCCATAACTTGACTGAACGACCTAAAAAGTAAAGTGATACCTTGACCAATAAACCATTCATTAACCCTACCTTGTAACTTTAATGACGCAAAAATGATGCAACTATGAGCAAGCTATTTTTAAAATTCAACCTTCCCGAAGAAGAAGCCGAGGCTAACTTTGCCCTAAAAGGCGGGGAGTATTTCTTGATACTGCATGACCTTTACCAAAAGCTGAGGGATATTACCAAGTACGGCAATAACCCTTTCATCGGCAGAACAGCAAGCGAGCAAGAAATGCTACTTGCCGAGCAGATACGGGAGTACCTTAACGAAAAAGATTTTAAGGATTTATGAAAATGAATTCAAGTTGCCCTACGGGGGGACAAATTGTCCCTATGAATATCGATACCGTTGCCGAGTTTTGGGCTGGCTTCGATTTCGACACCGCCCAGCCGATTGCGTTCATTGATTCCCAAAAGATAAATTGCTTGCGTACCTTTGTGAATGCCCACATTTTGTATTTAAAAGCAAACAAGGGCAAACCGCTTTACCTACCTTACTGGCTGCGGCTTGAAAAATTAACAAAGCATTATGCCGAAAAGCGTTGAACATCAAATACAATTGGCTTGCGTAAAGTACTTCAGGGCTGCGTTTCCCGACCTTTATTGCAACCTTTGGCATACCAATGGCCGAGCGATTGACAAACGAAACGGCGGCGTTCTAAAAGGCATGGGCGTTATTGCTGGCGTGCCCGACCTTTTGTTTTTTTACAAAGGCAAGCTACACGGCATCGAACTAAAGACCGCCAAGGGCACGCAAAGCGATGGGCAAAAAGAATGGCAAAAAATGGCATTGATGCACGGGGGCGAATACCACATTGTGAGAACCGTTGAACAATTCGTACTTTTGATTCAGCAAACAATTCAAAATGGTTAAGAACACGTTTATTGAAATAGTATCGCCGTTCACAATGACCAGCGTTGAACGAATGGGTGCTTTGTACGATTCCCTTGAGTACATAAGGGCAAACAACATTCAGGGCGATTTTGTAGAATGTGGCGTTTGGAAAGGTGGCAACATTTTGGGAATCATGGAATACCTTGCATTTCACAAAATGACCGACCGAAAGGTGTTTTTGTACGATACGTTTCAGGGCATGACACCGCCTGAAGATATTGACAAAGACCTAAACGGCAGAAAGGCAGAAAGCATACTTGAAGACGTTATGTGCATTTCGCCAATTGATGAGGTTCGGGAAACGATAAGCCGTTCAAGTTTTCCATTGGTAAACGTAATTTTTGTTCAGGGCGATGTTTGCGTTACCCTTAATGGTGCAAAGTACATACACGAAAACAACTTAGCACTACTTCGGCTTGATACGGATTGGTATGCGTCAACCAAAAAAGAAATGGAGGTACTTTACCCTAAATTGAACTTTGGCGGAGTTTTGATTGTTGATGACTACGGGCATTGGAAAGGTTCGAAAACTGCGGTTGATGAATACTTTGAAGGGCAAGGCATATCGCCAAAAATTGAACAAATTGACTATACTGGAATCAAAATCATAAAAAATGGTTAAACTTGTAAAAATCGGTTCGGTTAAGGGAAACAGCCGTAACCCAAGATTTATTCGGGATGAGAAATTCAAAAAGCTGGTGGCTTCGCTTGTGGAGTTTCCTGAAATGGCTACTCTTCGCCCTTTAGTGGTCGATGAAAACATGACCGTACTTGGCGGCAATATGCGGCTAAAGGCGATGCAAGAACTGAAATGGAAGGAGGTTCCCATTGTAGTTGCCGAAAATTTGACCGATGCACAGAAGGATGAATTTGTTATCAAAGACAATGTGGGGTTTGGCGATTGGAACTGGGAGCAGTTGGCAAACGAATGGGACGCAGAAGAACTGACAAGGTGGGGGCTTGATATACCGGGCTTTGATACCGAACTGCCAAACGATGAACCCGAAGAACAAGACGCAAACAGCCTGATAGTCGAGGCCGATATGATAACCTTGGAAGACCTTTTCGATGAACTGAAAAGCCGAGGGTTTAATGTTTCAATGAAATAAAACTATGGCGAACAATACGAACGCTAAAAAAAAGCTGATGCTTGAAGCCCTTGAAAAATCATTGGGCATCGTTACAACGGCATGCAAGTCGGTCGGGGTTGCACGGGTAACGCATTACGAATGGGTAAAGCTGGATGAAGAATACAAGTCAAAGGTTGATGAAATCATGGAGGTTCAACTTGACTTTGTCGAAAACAAGCTAATTGACCGCATCAACAAGGGCGATACTGTTGCGATAATTTTCTACCTAAACAGCAAAGGCAAGTCAAGGGGCTACAACAGGCCGCATGAAGAAAAGCGGGACAACGTGAAATGGCCGAGCAACTTTACTTTCAACATCGTGAAAAACGATGAAGAGGTATAATTTAAACCCGAAGCAGCACCAAACATTAACCGCAAGCGAAACCGAACGGCTGTATGCTTATGTCGGTGGCATTCGGTCAGGCAAAACCATAACGGGGGCACATTGGGCCCTACACAACATCATTCATCAGCCCGAGATAAAGGGCGGCATCTTCAGTAACACCGTAAGCCAGTTAAACACCGCCACGCTATCCGAGTTCATTGGCGTGCTTGAAGCGTATGGCCTTTTCAAGGGCGAACATTACGTGGCGAACAAAGACCCTGAAAGGTACTTCGGTTATAAGTCAAAGTTCGAAAAGCACAACGGCGTTTGGTCGTTTATGAACGGGGCACAGGTAATCACGTTCAGCATCGAAACAATGATACGAGGCATTGAACTTGGTTGGTGCTGGGGCGATGAAGTGCAAGATGCGGCGATTGATAGCCTTAACATTGTCATGGGCCGTATGTCAGGAGCCAAGTTCCCACGCACGCTGTGGACAATGACGCCGCCGATGGACAACCCTGATATCGATGAATTGATATGGGGCGAAAAGCAGATAGCACATACCATCGGCACAACGTATGACAACAGTGCGAACCTACCCGAAGGCTACATTGAGCAGCTTGAAAAGACCTACGACAGCCTGACCTTCAAACGGGAGGTGCTGGCCAACCGGGTTACGATGTCGGGGCTGAATTGGCTGTATTCATTCGACAGGCAAAAGCACGTGGGCAGTAAAGCGGCATACGATATAACCATGCCCGTGTACGTTTCGATTGACTTCAACAACAACCCGTTTACGGCTATATTAGCACACAGGGGCAGGCATCAAGATGGCAAACAGTACATTCACTACTTCGATGAGATTGCGTTAACGGCAGATCACATACAGGGCAAGACGTTTATCGAGGCGATGGTTGAAGAAATCTTCAGGCGAACCCCAGCACAGGTGCAGAACCGATTGTACTTTGTAACGGGCGATGCTTCGGGCCGTGCCCAGTCGGT